TTCTTCCTTGCTCATGCTTTCAATTGTGCCGTGCCTGATTTCAGACTTATTGACATAGATATCTCCCTGAGCTTGCCCGCGGCGGTACTCCGCCTGAACAGCGGCAGAATATGCCCCGTTGCTTAAAGCTTCATCTCGAATGATCTGCAGATCTCGGAGGTGACGGCCATAATCTACGCCGTACTTGGAATCCAGTTCTGCACGATACTCTCTAATCGCTTTGCAGACATGAGGGGATATCTTGGGATTGGTGAGCTCGTAGGCTCTCTGGTAGGCAGAGGATTTACTGTAGCCTGCGGCAATCGCCGCTTCCTCTTTGGTGATTTGACCGTCCTTTGAAACAAGCTCTTTCACAAAAAGTTCCTGCTTCCGGGTCAATTTGTTTTGCTCTCTTTCCTTGAGCGTTTTTTTAGGCCGCCCTACGGGCCGCTGATCGCTTGGGATAATATATCTGTCCATGTGTACCTCCAAGCCGGACTTTATCAAATTCCCTATATATATTCATATTCAAAAATAAAAAAAAAAAAAAAAAACTTTCTGACCCCCCTTAACGTGTTTTGATTCACTGTATAAACCGTGTATACCTGTATACCTTTTCGCACTACTCCCGTAACCGCCTCAAAGCACCGCGGTCCGTGGGCTCCGAGCCATCAGGTTACACCGATACACCGGTTACGGCACTTTTTTTCATTTTTATTTTTTTTTATTTCTTGAAAATAGTTATATATATATAACGAAAAAACCCCGCCGAAGCGGGGTTCAAGTTTCATTCCTCTATAACCTCTCTGGGCATTCCGCAAACGTAAATTTCGACGTGCGTTTTTCTCCGCCAAGGGTTGTTGGTTTTTCGATCTGGCATTTCTCCTTCGCCGATCCATTCCCAAGTGGGTGAGCCGGTGAAGTCGCAGACCTCATGAAGCTTCCATTTCTGGTCGTTGTACTCGTAAATGACGGCTTCGGCGGTTTCTCTTTCCTCGAGAGGTTGGAGGTCGTCGGCCCGCATTTCGAGGCATTCGTCCAGATGTTTTGACAACGGTGTTTCGGGATTGTCCATAAACCATTCGATTGCATCCGAGTAGGCTTTGTCCCGGCTTTGTTCTGACAGGCGGCACTTGATCAGTGCGCACTGCAGGATTTCGTCGTCACCCCAAAGGTAGTTGCTACTTCTTACAAAGTATCTCATTGTATTTTCCTTTTTGTTGTTAAAGATCTGTTGGGCTCTTTGACCCAACAAAACAAGTATACTAAAAATATGTGTAAATAGCAAACCCCACGTATTACGCGGGTTTCAGAGGGGTGGTTTTTTTGACAGGCAATAAAAAACCCCGTCGAAACGAGGTTTTTAGTAGGCATTGCTAGAAGCAGATACCTTGGTACAAGAAAGCAAAATATATTACTTAGTGGCCTAAATGTCAAGGAATGGTCCCCCGACAGCCCAACCAGATTGAGTGTGGAGAGGAGAGAATCTGGTCAGGCCATCGGGGGGAGTCGGATGATAGGTGATTATGCCGTCGCGGTCCACGTGCCGTTGGCATATTCGGCGACGACGTTGAACCCCGGTCCGATGTCCGCGATCAGGTCGTCGGGCATCTGTGACAGGTAGATCTTAGGTGCGGGCTTAAAGAATGCTTGCGCGAGGTCTTTTGCTGTTTTCAGGTCTGTTGTTTCCAGTTTGATCCACGTGTTGTGCCTATTGGTTTTTGCATAATATTTTTTGTTAGCCATAGTTAATTTCTCCTCTCTCGACTTCTTCGATCATTTTATCAACTTCGTTTTGTTCATGTTCCAATTTTTCTTTTAGCCGCTCGTGTGAGGGGCCGTGGGTTTCGTTGTAATCGCGTTCTAGCTCTGCGATGTCTACTGGGTCGCGTCCCATGGTTTTCTCCTTATTTACTGAAGATTCTCTTTTTCTACCACAACGGTATTGCACCCACAGTGGTTGCACCAAACTTCACCGTTTTCGATGTTTACAATGTCGTCGTCGATCCACTGGTCATTTTTACCGCACTTGACACAATGTAGGTGCCGGTAATCCTCCAGATTGAATTCCTCTGGTTCTTCCGCGTATACCCGGTCCACGGTCAGGGCAAAGCAAGACACTAGGCTTGCGGGGGAAATTTCAGCGTCTTTGGCTGAAATAGCCACGACGGTCGCTAAACCCTCAAGGACTTCGATCAACGGCAGATCGCCGTCTATTTGGCGCATTGCGTTCATAATCGAGTCAAATACTTCTTCATTGTGAATTACATTTTTCATAGTTCGATCTCTCCTCTGATCCACGCTTGGATCTTTTCTTCGTCGGCCAACGGGTCGTAGTCCCGGACCATAATATAAAAAATTCGGGCATTGCGCTGATAGCTATCATCCTCTGGATGAAGCTCTGAGGCGCGGGCCGCGGCTTCTGATTTGGTAGCAAAGCGTTTCTTATCGGGGTCCTGCAGGACAAGCCATTGCTTCATGGTTTCCTCCACACGCGGTAATCCCCGTCTGGCAAACTGCGATAAAGGCAGGAACAGCCCCTGTCCCGCAGGGCGCGGGCCAAGGTTTCTGCTTGCTCTTTGCGGGAGACTTTTACTGAGTCCCCCGGTTTCATCTTCTGGGCAAGCTCTGTCCAGTATCCCCAGTTCTTTCGAGGTTCTTCTATTTTTTCGGAGATAGGTATTCCGCTTTCAATTTTATGCATTAGAAATACCCTACCAATAGATATGTCCCGAGGATAACCATGACGATTTGAACCGCCACGGCTATACCGGTTTCTTTGTCCGGAATTTCTGGGGACAAGATGTTAGACAAAAAACCCAATAGAAAAAGCATAGTGCTGATTAGCAGGTAACTAAAAAGGATCATGCCTTCATATCCTCAATTGTTTTTAGCATTATGTCCCTAGACTCTTTGAGAGCTTCTCTTTCGCACTCGTAGACCAATATCATCAGGTCGGTGATGATGTCGGATATCTTTGTTTCGGGCTTAGACAGACCTGTGAGGATCTCACAGATACGTTGTTTGAGTATTTTTTCTTTATCTTTATGCATGAGTCTCTCCTCTCATAAAATGTGTGTATTTGGTTGGAAAAAAAGCCCCCTGTGACGGGGGCAATCAAACCAACTACAAAAGGAAAATACTGACTGCGCTTTGGAGATAGTCAGTAATTGTGATACTGAACCCAAAAAAAGGTGTTGTCAACAACAAATTCACATAGAAATTAAATAATCTTTGTGGTAATTTTCCCCTCTTTTCATCAATTAGGAATAAACATGGCAGGACGGCCCCCCAAATACCCCCACGAATTAGTCGAAGAAATACGGTATCAGCGTACAATACAGAAACGATCCTTAAAGTGGTTGGCGAAAAAATATGACATCCCAATTGACACCATTCGCGACTGGCTGTACAGGGGACGGCGCAAAGATGTTTGAATGCACTAAGTGCAGTTTCTTTTTTGAGCTACACCCAATTGTAGAAAACGCTCTGGCCGGGGAACATGGGACGTTAGTCTGTGCCGTATGCCCCGATTGTGTGCTGGATTTAAATTACGACGGTTCCTTCTACGACGGAACCTTCATGGATTATCCGCAATGATTGAAACGCTATTTTGTCTTGCTTTAAATATTTACTTTGAGGCCCGCGATCAGGAGCCTATCGGGCAGATTGCCGTGGCTCAAGTGGTTTTAAATCGCGTGGAATCGGAAGATTATCCCGATGAACCGTGTGCCGTGGTAAAAGAAGGCCCAACCTATAGTTGGGCACCGGAATTTCCAGTTCGCCACCGATGCCAATATTCATGGTATTGCGATGGACTAAGTGACGATCCTAAAAATCGCCAAGCGTGGGGATTCGCTTTGATAAACGCCGTAGTAGCTAAATATACACCCGATGTGACGGGCGGGGCTACTCACTACCACGCTTTTTACGTTTCGCCTTCTTGGGCGGATCAACTGGAGCTAACAGCTGAGATCGGAGATCATCGATTTTACCGGAAAGATCCTGAAGCAATTGGTTTAGTTCTTGAATATCCTGCAGAACCTTCTCCGCCTCAATACCTGACAATTCAAGAGTAATCTTAGTCATACGGAATAAATTGGTTCTTCGTCGGAATCTTCTTCACCGTTACTGATTTGCTGACGGTACTTCTCAAGCTCTTCCTGCAGGTATCTCTGGTCTTTTGACGACAAATTAGAGTTCTTCCATGACTCAAAAATGACGCGCAGTTGGCCGCTGATCGTGCGCCCCTCAACGTGGCTAATCACGACTATGTTCTCGTACACGTCCCGCGGGAGCAGGACGCTTTTCCATTTATTTGTGTCCATCCATGTCACCTCAAAATGTATCGCATAAGATTATATATCTTGGTCAATTTCAGCGCAATCTCCCCAAGTAGGTCCAATTTCGATATCGCACCGATTTGGCACGATTAGAGGCACGGCGTTAACCATGACTTCCGCGAGCCGTCGGGCGTGGTCTTCGTCTTTCACAGAAAACGCCAGTTCATCGTGGATCTGGAGCATGGGGATTTCGCCCATTTCCAGAAGGTCTACCATAGCCTGCTTTGTCATATCTGCGGCACTGGCTTGGATCAGCCGATTCAGAGCTCGGTATGTGTAGGCGCGTCTTAATTTCGTCGTAGGCCCGTAGAAGCTCAGAGCGTCGTCTAGAGGCATTGCTTTGTTCATACCAAAGGAATCGGGTTCCCACATATCAAAACGGCATTTA